CGACCGCCGTCCGTCTGATTCGTGACGGCATCGCGGAGCGTGACCAACAACTGGACCTGATCGAGACGGCAGCGGTCGAACCCGTCGCGGAACGGGCCGACGTGACACCACGAAGGACGACGCGACGTGCGGTATCGAAGCATCAAGACCCTGACGCATCCGAAGGTTGAGCCCGTCAGCCTGGCCGATGCAAAGGCACACTGCCGCGTCGATACCGACGCCGACAACGCCTACATCGCATCGCTCATCACTGCGGCCCGCGAGTGGTGTGCGGCGTACTGTGATGAGACATTCGTCCACACTCGGTACATGATGACCCTAGACTCGTTCCCCACGAACGAAGTCGAACTGCCCCGGCCGCCGATGGCAACGCATACGGCCTACACGGCGGTGACGGTGACGTACACGCTCGAGAACCAGACCACGGCAACGCTGGCGGCGAATCAGTACCGGGTTGATCGCGACAGCGTGCCCGGCGTCATCCGCACGCTCTACAACGGCTCATGGCCCTCGCACCTGATGGATTACAACGCCGTCACGGTGACGTGGTGGGGCGGCAAGGGCGAGGACGGCACGGACGTTGAGCAGCGGATTCGCAACGCTATCCTCTGGCTCGTTGGCTACTGGTATGAGCGACGAATGGCGGCCGATGGGATTTCGATGACGGAAATTCCGTTCGGCGTGAAATCGCTTCTAGACTCTGCGAAGTGGGGGTCATACCTGTGAGCGTACTCGGCAAGTTCGCCATCGACGTGCAGTTTGCCGACTCGACCACGGCGACCGGCGTGCGGGCAGTGAAGACGATCACGCTGCAGCACGCGACCGAATACGACTTCGGAAAAATCGCCATCGCGACAGGCACGTGCGGCACAGCTGCGGTCAGCGTGGCGGTCGCTCCGACGACGTACAAGGATTCTGCCGGGTCTGCCGTGTCGTTTTCCAGCGTGAGCCGGGCGGCGTTTTCCGCAGACGCTGCGGGCCGCGTGAAGTGCGACGGCACCGGCGATTGGACGCTCTATTCTCGTGCCGGCCAGGTTGCCGTTTCGGAAGCGTTCGAGACGGCGTCGTTCTCGATCTCCACCACGGCGGGCACGTCGGCCTGGACCTTGGTGATGTATGGCGATTGATCCCGGCAAACTCCGCGAGCGAATCATCGTTCAGCAGGCGACCGAGACTCGGAACGCTCTGGGCGAGACTACGCAGACGTGGGGCACGTTCGCTGAACGCTGGGCCAGCGTTGACGGCATATCGGCCCGCGAGTTCCTGACGAGTGGACAGCAGCAGACGGAGATCACGCACCGCGTGCGAATGCGGTATCTCGACGGGCTCAACTCAACCATGCGGGTTTCGTGGCGGGGCCGCATCCTCGAGATCGCGTCCTGCCTGGAGCACGCCAACCGCAGCGAACACGAACTGCTCTGCACGGAGAGGGTGGACTGATGGCAACCATCGGCGTGACGCTCTCCGTTGACCAGCAGGGCATTCGCGACACGATCGAGGCTCTTGGCCGGCTATTCCCTGAACGCAGCAAGGCAGCCATTCTGGCCGCCATCATGCGGAAGGCACTCAAGCCGGGGCTTGAAAAACTTGAAGAGGTGACGCCTGTCGGCCCTACTGGAAACCTCCGGCTGGCGGCATCGACCAAGGTCGTCACTTACGCAAAGGACGGCGTCGCCGTGGGCCTGATCGGCTACCAGCGGTCCGGCAGGCAGGGCTCAGAAAGTGCTGCCGGCGGCACGGTCAGGCGTGGCAAGGACCGGGCGTTTCATCAGTGGTGGCTCGAAAAGGGCACGCAGCCGCGAATCGTGGCGAAGTTGTCGAACACGCCCTACGGCCGCCGTGGGCATCTACGGCGGGTTCCCGGCAAGCCTGCCGTGGAAGTTCGCCCGCACATGGTCAGCGGGCAGAACGCCTACATCGCGTCGTCGTTCAATCGGCTGGGGCCATTCAAGCTGCAGCAGACGGCTCGCGTTCCAAGCGGCGGCGCCGGGCAGCGAGTGCAGACCGACCCAGCGTACCCGCGGGCGTTTTTTCGGAAGTCAAAAAACCCGATCGTCATTCCGCCCATGCTGCCCGGCGGCCTCGGTGGTCGCCCTCCCGTCGAGACGGCGTTCCGAGAGTCCCAGCAGGCGATTGCGGAGATCCTCCAGCGTGAACTACGCCTGACGCTGGAGCAGGCAATCAGCACCATCAGCCGCTCGTCACAGGGGACCATCACGCCATGACGAAAATCCCTGAGCAGCTGGTGATGGACCAGTTGGAAAACGACCCTGACGTAGCGGCCCTGCTGGGCGGCCGGATCTACCCGGTGATAGCTCCCGCCTCCGCTGCCCTGCCATTTGCGACTTGGCGACGGTCAAACGTGACCCGCGAAATGACGCTGGGAGGCCCGCTAGGAATGCCCTCGGTTTCGCTGGCGGTGGATATCTATGCCGAGTCCTATGCGGCAGTAAGACAGATAGCAGACCGCTTGCGAGCGGTTCTGAATGGTTTCGCAGGTGGTGTGGGAAATTACATGCACGTGTCGATCGTGAGCCTGCAGAGCGAATCCGATGGGTTTGTGCAGCTGGCTGGCGGCGACCTACCGCCCGTGTACAGCGTCACGCAAACGTACAGCATCCTCTGGCAGTCTGAATAACAGGAGATCACCGTGCCTGATTTCGCAACGCCCCACGATACTGCGGTTGCTAGTTCGGCAACGAAGTTGTTCCTCGGCGCGAACCAGTACACCGTCACGAACATCGCCATCGCGTTCACGAACCCTGGCGGTGGTGACTCGACCATCGACATCGCCCACCTCGGCCAGACGACCGGCGAGCAGGCCGCAACGATGCAGCGTCCGCTTGTCGCAGCGGCAGAGGACGGTGGCAGCGGGCGTCAGTTCACGTTCGACTACATCGGATCGGTGGTCATCAGCGACGCCTCGACGGGCACGTATCGCATCAGCGTTGCGGGCAACACGGTCTTCCTGGGCGGAACCACCGCGTCCTACTACACCGTGGCAAGCTCGTCTCTCACGCTGGCGACCAACGACGCCATTCGCGGGCAGGCTGTCATCACGATTGCGCGTTGAGCCTGACGGGAGTCCGTCATGGCCGCTATTGTCACGTCAGGAATCACGGCCAGCTGGGGCGGAACCGCTCTCGGTGACATCACCGAGATCAAGTGGCTCGTGGGCGGCGGTCTGCCGCAAGGCCGTGGCGGCACTGCCGGCACGGCGTACTGGTCGATGGACGCTGGGTCCATCGAGATAACGGCGTTCGGGACCGCGCTTAACCGCTCAAGTGAGTGGGGTCGCAAGGCCGTTCTGGCCGTTGGCGGGACCGCACGGGTCGCCACGGCAACAGCGACGATCATCACGGTCGCCCTGTCGTGCAAGGCGATCTGCCAGACGCTTGACATCGGCGCCAAAGTGAATGACGTGTGGCGTCACAAGGGCACCTACAAAATCGTCTTGGAGTAATTGCAATGGTAGACCTGACGGCTGATGGCATCTTTGCGGCGAACGACCAGAACCTCATACCAGTGGAAGTCAAAGAGTGGGGCGGAACCGTCTACGTCCGCGTGATGAGCGTGGGCGAAATGGAGGCGTACCAGCGGGAGTTCGCTGAGAAAAAGGAAAAGATGGAATTGTGGCGCCCGAAGCTGCTTGTCCGGTGCATCTGCGACAAGGACGGCAAGGCGCTCTTCACGCACGATCAGGTCGAGAAACTCGGCACGAAGTCGGTGAAGGTGATGAGTCGGTTGTTCGACCTGGCGATGAAGCACAACGCTGTCACGAATGAGGATGTCGAGGCACTCGCAAAAAACTAAACCTCCGCCCGACGAGGCAATTTTTGTTTCGTTTGGCGGGCCACTTGAAGATGACGGTAGGCGAGTTAGAGCGGCGGATGTCCTGCCGTGAACTGGCAGAGTGGATGGCGTACACGCGGTACTACGAGGCGATTCCAAACCACTGGCAGCAGACAGGATTGATCGTGTCGGCGATGCTCGCGCCGTATTCGGGCAAGGGGAAG